TTCATTCAATTTATGAACTTCATGGAGCAAATGGGCAAACAAGAAATACCACAACAGGATGCAGAATAATTTTATACGTATTAATACAATCCTAGGGGGCATACGTTATATTAACATATCTCACATCGTATGTATACAAGAATCTGAAAATTTCGATGAAACACAAATTATTACAACAACTGACACCATTTATTCAAAGGAGCCTGTAGTAATACTTCTCGAACGTATACACAAAATTCAATGGAATGGCGAAACAAAAATTACCAGCAACAATTCAAAAGAAATTTGACCGAAAGCTTTATAAAGTTGGGGACTATGTTTATTTTGATTGGTTAAGTGAAAAACAATATGGTTATATTACGAAAGTTTATAAATCCAGTAATACGTATATGTATATGGTTCAAGGAGAAAATTATCGCTATCCATGCGGTATTCAAATTAAAACATATAAATACGGATCAGCAGGATATATTATCTACGAACAAACACAAGAACTTGGACAAGATGAACTCAAACGAAGATTTGAGTCTAGATCAGTATCTCGAGACAGCACAAGGCCAATTGGAACTCAGCCAAGCAAAGATGAAGTTCGGAGAAACCTTACTTCAACAACTAACGATGAAGTATTACAGCCAAGAAAATCCTCCAAGCATGCCCCAAAAAATGTTGTTAAGCCTAGCAATACAACAAACAGTAAGGGAACTACAAAAAGAGGAAGAAAAAGTTATTCCAAACTAGATGAGGCTGTTCAAAAACAAAAAGACTTCTTAAGAAAGTTTACTTAAAGATTGGATCGTATATCTTTTTTTCTTATATTATAAAAAAGAAAGAAATATGGTTAGATATGGTTATTGTTGTATAAATGCAGAATTAGGTAAACAAAATATTCGTACGGGACGTACGATGATACAAAGAAAATTCGAACAAGGCGGGTTACAACTTGCGTCTGATATATCGTTAGAAAATGCATTAGACTTACTTCCTATTCTTAAATGGAATGAAGAAAGAGGTATTCGTTTGTTCCGTATTGGTTCTGAAATATTTCCTAGATGGAATCATTACAAGCTAGAAGATTTACCTGAGATTGATATTATTTCCGATGTACTCCGTGAAGCAGGAGATTATGCTCGAGAACATGGCCATAGGCTAACAACACATCCGGGTATGTTTAACATTCTCGGATCACCAGATCCTGTTGTTGTCGACAATACTATTGTTAGTCTAGAAAGGCATTCAGAAATGTTTGATTTGTTAGGATATGACAATGCTAGCTTCGATAACCTAATAAATATCCACATAGGCGCCACATATGGCGACAAACCAAAAACAATTGATAGATGGATCCGAAATTATGATCGTCTGTCAGATCGTCTCAAATCACGCTTAGTTATTGAAAATGATGATAAGGCTTCAATGTATTCAGTACGAGATTTATATGAAATGGTACATAAGCATATTGATATTCCGATAACATTTGATTATTGGCATCATAAATTCAATACAGGAGATTTGACTGAAAAAGAAGCGTTTTTTATGGCACGAGAAACATGGGAGAAGCATGGAGTCATACAATGTACCCATTATTCTGAATCACGACGAAAAGAATTCCAAAAAAAATTAGAAGTGTTATGTGAGCAACATAATGTACCATTTGATGATTTAGCAGAATGGCCGACTTTTGCTGCAATATATAAAGACTTCAGCAAGATTAAAGAACAAGCACATAGTGATTTGATTCTCGAATTACCAGACACATATGGTGTTGAAGTTGATGTTGAGATTGAAGCAAAAGGTAAAGAACAGGCGCTTATTAATATAGGCGTAATAAACCAACAGATTTTACAAGATTAATATTTATAATAAAGGAAAGTTATGGCACATTATCGTTTTAAAGCAAAAATATCTGATGACTTAGTTGACGCAATGGATATTATTAAGAATTCAGGAAAATCTATCGCAGCAGGACATGCAGACAAAAATGCAATACTAACTAATCTTACTGCTGCGTATAAAAAATTAGAATCAGCAAAGTATTATTTAGATAGAGAATAATGAAAAAACTATTTCCATATATTGTATATGCTGCAGCTTTTGCTTTAGCAAGTAGTGCTGCATATTACAGTGTATTTGGATTAAGTAAATTGTTTTCTGCTCAAGCATTAGCTGTTATTATAATGGCTGGTACTTTAGAAATATCTAAACTTATTACTGCCTCATATCTACATAGATATTGGAAACGAGTGGGTCTTTTATTAAAGACATATCTTGTTACTGCAGTATTCGTATTAATGTTTATTACATCTATAGGCATATATGGATTTTTAGTATCAGCATACCAAACTACAGCCGATCGGCTTACAGTATTAGATAAACAAGTAGACGTAATTGAATTAAAGCGAGAAAGATTTCAAACACAGCTAGATGAATATTCCGAGGAAAAGAAACAATTTAGCGAATCGATATCAGAACTCTCTAAAGGATTGTCAAATAATATAATTCAATATCGAGATAAAGAAACAGGCGAAATTATAACAACGACGTCGTCATCTACTCGTAGAGTTTTAGAAAGGCAGCTTAATGACAGTAAAGAACAACGAAACACAGTAAATTTAAAAATCGAATCTTTAACTGATTCAATTACTAGTTTAGATTTACAAGTATTAGATTTAGAATCAAATAACGATGTTGCTGCAGAACTAGGACCATTGCGTTATATTGCAGAAATAACAGATAAACCAATGAATCAGGTTGTTAATTGGTTTATACTTATTTTTGTGTTTGTATTTGATCCATTAGCAGTAACCTTACTAATTGCAGCACAAATTGCAAATAAAAAAACAGATATGACTGAACAAGACGTAAAAACAATTATAGATGCTATCGAAAATCCGCCAGCTCCGAATGATGAGTTGAAGAATGCGGCTGAGAAATATAAACAACGAGAATATCTTAAAGAAATGATAAAAGCTGACGAAGAAGATGGTTTATATGATGAGTGGGATGCAACGCTATCTGATGGCTTAGATGACATATTAGCGTCAGAAGAATTTAATGATGTTGATATTGATCATTTAAAAAGTCAAGAAGATATTTATCAAGAAAATAAGAAAATAAAACAACCTAAAATTATAACATAAAGTTATGGCAAAAAAGAAGTTACGATCAGATGGTTATGTAACCATGAAATGTAAGTTATGTTCTAGTAAAGTAGAACGAGTTGATTCATCATCGAAAGCGGTAATATGTTGGCAGTGCACAAGTTTATATGCATCTGGTAAATCGTTAGACGAAATTAAAAATATGACCGAAAAAGAACGAGGTGATATCTTTGTTAAATAAGTTTTTTTCATTATATTATTAATAAAACAAGTTATATGAATTTATCTGCAGAACAGATTAACGGAAATTGGGAAAAGTATCGTTTGAAAGTAAACGAGATGTTTCCAACACGAAAAGACTCACTAAACAAAATGTATGATGAGTACGAAAACAGAATGGCTTTAATGCCAGCTTCATCAGTTGCTCATTATCATAATGCGTTTGCAGGAGGATATGTTGCACACGTTTTAAATGTAATGCGTTGTGCTGAGTTACAATATAATATGTGGGCAGCAGCAGGAGCTGATATGTCTGGTTATACTTTTGAGGAATTAATGTTTGCAGCAATGCATCACGATTTAGGTAAAGCAGGATTTCCGGGTGATGGTAATGAAGTATATCAAGTAGAAACGTCAGATTGGCATCGAAAGAATATGGGACGGATGTATAAGCATAATGAAAACATTCCTTTCACCATGGTGCCAGATTTATCAATCTTTTTACTCCATCAATATAATGTTGATATGTCATGGAATGAATATCAGGCTATAAAAATTCATGATGGAATGTATGATGATAGCAACAAACCATATTTTATTGCAAGAACAGCTAAAGCAAAATTAAAAACGAATTTACCATTAATTCTACATCATGCAGATCATATGGCAGCTCAAATTGAATATGAAACGTGGAGAAATTTACAAAACAACACGCCCAAGAATTTAGCACCTAAAGCTAAAACAACTAAAACAACGGCCGTGAAGAATTTATCAGAAAATAATCCAGATTCAGGAAAGGGGATTGCTGATATTTTTGGTTCATTTGGAGAATAATTATGGAAGTTACATTAGGAATAATTAGTATTATATTTGCACTAGTTGCAAGTTATTTAGGATATCGTGCATATGTTATTGCTGGAATATTAGCAGATCAACAAGAATATACAGAACAATTGGAGTTTGTATATAGTATGCTATTAGATAAAACAACACAAGCATATGATGAAATGACACGAATTGATTCTAAAGGTGCATTTGAATCCGACGACGAAACGGGTACTACATTTCAATTATTAAAACAAGTTATAGACGATTTAAATCAAGAAGCAAATGGGACGCAAGAAGAAAGCAAGTAATAGATATTGGACACAAATAACAGAAAATGCAGTCACTGCATATAACCAAACAGCAGAAGAGCCGATTCTTAGAGAACGATTATACCGAAGATTTTTATTTCCTGCATTAATGAAGTTATCAGAAAATTTAATTAACAAAATGAAGCCTGATTATATAGATTCTTCATTTCAAGATCTTCAAACCGACCTAGTAACATATCTTACAGAACGTTTAAATAAGTTTAACCCAAATGCTGGAAAGGCATATTCATATTATACAAGAACTGCATTTAACTATCTTATTGCAGAGAATCAAAAAGGTTATGCAAAAGTAAAAAGTGATAGAGAACCTCTCAATGTAGATGAACAACGTAATGTAATAATTGAAATACATAACGATGAAATAGCTGAAACTATGCATTACTTTATGGATGCATATGTAGAATATTGTTATGAGAATTTAAATTCAATTTTTTCGAATTCAGCTGACATTCACGTTGCTGATTCAATTTTACATTTATTTGAAAATCGAGAAAATATAGAACAATTTAACAAAAAGGCTCTTTATATATTTGTACGAGAGAGAACGGGTTTGGCTACTAATAATATTACGCGTGTAGTTAAAGTATTAAAAGATATATATCAAACTAGATTTAAAGAATATGAATCTAATAACTTCATGATTCTGCCGTTCTAATATTTATTTTAAAGGACGGTTCATGGAAAATAAAGAAGAACTATTTAAAGGTATAACATTTTCTGACCTAATGTCAGATGTATATCACAACAGTAAGAAAAAAGACCGTCAGATTAATCAATTAATATCGCAGTTACAACCACTCATTAAAACAACATCTGATGCTACAATTGTAGTTCCGCTAATCAAAGAATATTTAGATATTGCAGTTAAAAATGATGATCATCTCGTCAAATTAACTGCAATAGTACAAAGATTTATATCAACTAAACAAACGATTACGGGAGAAGGTTCATTACTTTCTGACGCTGAAAAGAAACAATTGTTGGCTGTGGCAAACGAAACATTCGAACATGAGCTAACAGAAGAAGTTGAACGTTTAGAAAGTGAAGATCTTGTTCTTAAACAAAAAATTGCTGAAGTTAAAGAGAAAGTGAGTCAGAATCATGATGAAGACTAATGTTGAATTTTTCATAGGCGAAGTTGTCGAAGCGGCAGTTAGTGAAACGTATATTGACACTGATTCAGATAGTTTATATACTATACTAGTAAAAACTTATAATGATTATAATCCTCAACGTATTTATTGTCGCCCTGCTGATATTAATATCAAACAAATACCTTTAATAGGCGAACATGTTTTTATATACCGTAGTATAGGAGTAGAATCAAACGACGAAGATGTTCAAATACGTTGGTATTATTTAAATACATTGCCTTTACAGTCGTCAATTCACCACAATTCATTGACAGGCACAACTATTAAAAGAACAACACAAAAAACAGATATTAATTCTACTGTTCCTAAATCTACTCAAGACTCCAATGTTTCACAACAAACGGCGTTGGGTGATACATTTCATGAAAGAAGTGATATTCCATTCTTACAACCATATGAGGGTGATTTATTAATAGAAGGTCGTTTTGGTAATTCTATTCGGTTTGTTAGTACTCATACCGACACAGGTAAATACAGTCAACCACAATCTACTGCATTCAGTGGCCCGCCGAGTAGCCCTATCATAATATTATCAAACAGAAAGCCAGGTACACCTAAAAAATTTACGTTAGAAAATGTTGATGATGATTATTCTTCATTATATTTAACATCGCCTGGCCAGGAAATAAACACAATACAACTTTCGAAAGAAATAACACGATCAAATGGATTTACTGGTTCGCAATTTATCGGCTCAGCTGATAAAATAGTG